TGCGCGTTGTAGTCATCCTCACCCGGCACGCACTTCATCAGTGAATCGATGAACACATGGTTGATGCCCAACTCCATCGCGCAGTACCGCGTAACCGCGATGACCTGCTGCGTAGTCACGGTGCCCTGCTGGTCGTACAGCCACAACTTGTTGCCAGCGAACTGGTGAAACCGATCCATGATCTTGCCAAGGTACTTCTCCTTCGACATGAACTTGGGGAAGTCGATGTTCTCGCCCACAAACTGGCGCAGCATCCGGTACAGCGTGCGCTTGGGCTTCATCTCGAAAGACTGGATGCAGATACGCTGGTTCTGCTTGATCAGACTCAAGGCCACTTGACCAGTGATCAGTGACTTGCCGCCACCGTTTGAGCCTGCATACAGGGTGACTTCGCCGGGACGGAAACGGAAACTGTGTTCGGTCTTCGGCCACGGCATGGTTTGCGTGACATCGCGCTGCGGGTTTGAGAGTTCCTCTCGCAACTCTTCGAGCAGGCCACCGACCTCTCGAACCTTGTTGGTGATGTCGGTCGCGTGCAGGTACTTGTCGACATCAACCTCATCGGGCTTGATCAATCGAACCCGGCGTGCCTCATCGAGCGCCTTTGCACGCTCTTGAACGCTAGACATTTGCATAGTGCATTACCTCTTCAATTCGCTGTTGTGCCACTTTCAATCGCTCATAGTCGTCGTCCGACAACTTCTTCCCCTTGCGGGTGTCGTGGGCGCAGATGCTGACCACCAGAGCCTCGAAGGCGAGGATGCGGATCAGGTCACTGGCGTAGAACGCAGGCTTCACCCGGGGCTTGCCCTCCATCGGGTAGTTGCGGCGCTTCTCGTCCGGCGGGAACAGGTCGCTGAAGTCCATGCCTACAGCCGCCAACACACTCTCGACTTGGCATCCCGCAAAACAGTGCAGCAGGATGCGGCCATCGTCAACATGGCGAATCGCCAGTGATGGGCCTTTGTCTTCGTGCGCGGGGCAGCAGGCAGTCCACGAGCCGTTGCGGCCCTTGACTTTGGCAAGCCTGCCCAGCAACTGCTCGATGGGCGTCACAGCACCCTCCGGCCCTGTGCCACGGCCTGCTCAGGGAAGTAGTCGTCTTCCCAGCGGCGTTGGTTGATGTAGGTCAGCGGTGCTGGCTCAAAGCCGCCAAGCCACTGCTCAGAGGACTTGAGGTCACCGACATTCGCGATGATGAGGTCAGCCACCTCGTCAAGGTTGTGTTTTTCCCACTTCGCCAGCACTGCGGCCTTACCGACCTTGCGCTTGCTGGCAGGCCATGTGGCCCAAAATTCTTCGAAGCGTGTTGCCGCCGACAATGTATTCTCTTTCTTATTCTGTATCTTCTTAGGGTTATCTTTCGGTTTCGACTCGGTTTCCGATTCGGTTTTCTTCGGCCTGCCGCCTCGCTTTCCGAGGGATCGATTCGTGTTGACCTGATGCTGGTATCGAGCGATTTCAGCATCACATCTAGCGTTTCGATACCCCTCATCGGTCTTTTCGAAAAACTCCGTCAAAACCGATTCGGTTATGTCAAGATCGAGCCTGATCTTGCGTGAAACCGATTGGGTATCGAGTGGGATTGGCTTCTCGCTCATGTAGTACAGATCGAGCAGCCTGCGGTACGCCAAGTCCTCAGCGTCGCCAAGGTGCAAGGTGTGCGTGATGTAGTCTCCGAGATGGAACTTGTACCAAATCATTTGATCTCCCCAAACAAATCTGGGCGCAGCACCTTGCGTGTCACTGCCCCCTTGGTGAACTTCTCGATCATCAGAGCGAGTCCCGCGCTTGGCACTTCACGACCGCTCACGAGCAGGGACATCCAAGTCTTGGACACCCCCAACTTGCGGGCCAAATCGATCTGTGAACCTCGCGGCCTATCCTTGAAGTAGTCCTTGAGTGTCATGGTTTCTCCGTTGTTGGTTTAAGTGGATCATACACGAGAAAAAAACATTTGCAAGGGGGTTGTATCTTGGGGTTAAACCTGCTACATTGCCCTCATGTTTAACTCGAAAGCGAATTATGCGCGACGAAAGCGACTACCATCAAGCGATGCTTGAAAGATTGCAGATGCTCGAAGAAGCCCTTGATCGGGCCGAGGCGGGCATCGCAACCCCCGACGACTGGGACACGATCCGCTTTGAATGCGGCGTACCTCGTCGTCAATCTCAACTTGAAACCTCTAGGAGCGAATGATGGCTTTGATAGCGAAAGACAGCGGCGGCGGGAACTTCACCCCGGTGCCACCCGGGATGCACCTTGCACGGTGCTACAGGATCGTTGACCTCGGAACGCAGAAGTCCGAGTACCTTGGCACGGTCAAGCACCTGCCCAAGGTGATGATCCAGTTCGAAGTGCATGGTGAAGACGACAGCGGCAAGCCCCTTGTCACCTCGAAGAATGAACCTTTGAGCATCAGCAAGAACTTCACCCTGTCGCTGGCCGAGAAGGCCACGCTGCGTAACGACCTCAAAAACTGGCGCGGTCGCGACTTCACCAAGGAAGAACTCGACGGCTTTGAACTGAAAAATGTGCTGGGCGCGTGGGCGATGATCAGCGTCTCCAAGACCGTGGGCAACAACGGCAAGGAGTACACGAACATCTCCAACATCAACCCGGTGCCTAAGCAGATCAAGGCCGCAGGCTTGCCTGAAGCGGCCAACAAAGCGTCGATTTTCAGCATCGAGGAGCCGGACATGGAACTGTTCGAGACCTTCTCTGACAACCTGAAGCAGAAGATCATGGGATCGCCCGAGTGGCAAGCCCGTGAAGGCAGGGAGTACGCAAGGGGTGAGCACGAGTCTGGTCGAGAGCGCCAAGCCCGTCAGGGTAGCGGCTTCGACGACATGGACGACGACATCCCGTTTTAATCAAAAAGGAGAGCGGCAATGGCAATCATCACAATTCAACTCGAAGTAGCAGACTCGCGTCTGATCGCAATGCTGGGCACAGCGTTGTCCGTCAACAAACTGAGCATCAGCCCGGAGCAAGTTCGGGCCATGAAGGATGTTGGAGTTTGGAACAACAAGAGAAAGCGCAAGCAGGTCGCCGTCAAACTCATGCAGTCCGATGGCAAAGCGCCGTGGGGCTACAAGAAAGACGGCACCCCCAAGAAGCGCCCCGGTCGCGCACCAAAGGGGGCGGCATGAAGTTTCGTAAGAAACCTGTGGTCATTGAGGCCACGCAGTGGTTCAAGCATGGCGATCACCCCGCAGTCGTTGAGGCGTCCCTCAGTGGCATGAATGTCAACTTGATCGAAACCCTCGAAGGTGATCACATTGTCAGTTCCGGCGACTGGATCATCACAGGCGTAAAGGGTGAGCATTACCCATGCAAGCCCGACATTTTTGAAGCAACTTATGAAAGGGTTGAGTGATGGACAACATCGGAGGAGTCCTACTCGTTGCGTGGGTTTTTCTTGCGTGGCTCACTCATGTGATCGTCTGCATCAGCACCAGTAAGTGGGTCTTCCTGCTTGCTGGCGCGATCTTCTTCCCTATCGGCTGCGTGCATGGCACTGGCGTTTGGTTTGGGTTGTTCTGATGAAGCCCACCAACAAACTGCGCTTCGTGCGCCGCTCCGTGCCTGACCCTACCTTTGGCGAGAACATTTCCGTCTACAAGCACATCCTCCAGCAATGGTGGGAAGACAACACCGTAGTGCTTGCAGTTCACATCACAGACAAAGACGGCAACGCTGTGGCATCACCCAATCGTGGCGAGTGGCGCGACATACCAATTGAAGAGGAGAGTAAATGAGTCTCACAGCAAAAGAACCACGCGCCAGCGAGAGCAATCACTGGTACACCCGCGACGGCGCTCCTCGGTACACCGTCATTGGTGCCAACGGGAAAGAGCGCAGCACCACGCTGCGTGACGCCCGCAAAGAGAGTCTGGTGCCCTCGGTTACCACGATCCTCAATGTGGCCGCAAAGCCTGCTCTGAACCAATGGTTCCAGCGTCAGGTGTTGATGGCCGCACTCACCCTGCCCCGCAGGCCGGACGAG